ACGGGCGGGCCGCATAGTAGCTGTTGGCCGCATTGTTGCTCACTGAGCCAGACGCGTTCACAATGCGGACGCCGGAGGCAGATTTAGGATTTGAACTGTTCGCATCCTGCACTGTTCTGAGCCACCAGTTTGACGTATAAGAGCGGCTTGTGTTGTCTGTAAATCCGTCGAATACATGTGTGTTTTCCGTCGGTACAGTTACCTCTAAGCCAACCTCATAAGATGATGCCAGCCACATTTTATCAGTCATGGTTTCACTGCCACCACCGTCGTTTGTATCCAGTACGCATTTAAGTTTTCTCTGGTACAAGATTTCTTTTTCGTAATCTGTAAATTCAGATAAGAATCCGGCTTTCTGGTTCAGATACGATGGAGCTACGTCGTAGTCGTGCTGTTTTGTCCACCACGCCCCTTTCGCCTGATCAGAGTTAATGATCTGGCGTACTGCCGAATACAGATATCTGTTGTTTCCCTGATTCTTTCTTGCTGTAATTGGGTTTGCGTTGTCAGAAGCGTTTTCCGGCGCATCGAACTGAATGTTTCCCAGGTTCTGATCACACGCAACGCTTATGAAGCCTTCTTTTTTTGTCAGGGTATCTTTTACTGTCCAGATCAGAGACTGGTTTTCGTAGAAGCCGAACTTGATCTTGTCATCCAGTTCCAGTTCTCCGATGGTTTTCTGACCGGTTCGGTCTTTATATTCAACTTTCACACACGCCCCATCCTCGATCGCCTGATACTGCGTCTGGGAGTTGTACGGGAATATGCGGTAATAGTAAGTCTTTCCTCTTGCAACATCTGTATCTGTGAAAGTTGTGTCTACTACATTGCATACGGTATCTCCGTCTGCGGTAGTCGCAGGGAAGCCGGTTTCTTTTCTTTTGATTAGGTATCCTGCCGCAGACACATCTGTCCAGGTCAACTTGATTCCAAGGGTTTCCTGCAAGGTATCCGCAACAATTCGAGTCTGCTCCGGAAGGCTTCCGGTAGGATTTACCGCCGAAGGAATCTGTCCGATCTTTTCTGCGTAAGAATTAAGGCTATCTGCATCTGTAATAGATACGCCCTTGTTCTCGATTGCTGTACGAATGTTTTTCTTTGCGGTTGTATAGTACTCTTTCAGTTCTGCATCCACGTTTACTCCTCCATCACCTGACATAGTAGCCCATTCTGTATCATAGTCGGCGTCTGATTTTTTGATCAGAACCTGGCCGGAAGTTCCTCCGGTTGGAATGCCTTCGCCAGGATCTCCCTTTTGACCTGCTGAGCCCTGTTCTCCTTTCGCTCCAGGGTCGCCTTTCTCGCCCTTTTCGCCCTGTGGTCCGGTATCACCTTTAGGGCCTTGTACTCCCTTCTCACCTTGAGGTCCGCTGGGTCCCTGTGGGCCCGGGCTGCCTACCGGTCCGGTAATTTCTGCTAAAGCGACCAAATCGGTCCATTCGCTGTCGTCTGCATAACGCCACTGGATTGCGGTTCCGGATTTCTGTAGTTCTATCTCTCTTGCGTCAGAGCCGCCTGATCCGCCCACAATTGTTACTTTTGCCACTTCGGTGTCCCCGTAAAGTAGCTTGAGGATTGAACTTTTATATTCAAGTTTCAGATTTTCGTATGCTGTTTCCGCTTCTTCTGCAGTCAGATTGATTTTCTGCATTGCAGAAACAAACGCTCCTCTTACTTCTTCGCCGTAAATTGCTTTTTTCAATTTACTGATTTCAGAGTCAATGTTTGCCATCCGCTTCACCTTCTTTCGCTTTCTTCAACTGTTTTCTAAGTTCTGCATTGATTTTCTGCATTTCATCATTCTGTTTTTTAAGCTTATTGTTCTCACTTGCAAGGTCTTGCGTAAGTTCAATTGCTTTTCTTTCTCTGATGTCTGCAAGAATTCCTAAGATGATTCCCTCTGTAAGATATGCCGGTAAACCGCTTTCAACCAGGATTCGATTAGTAGCAGCGCTGAGTTTCTGTTTTGTCTCTTCGATTTGCTTCGATAAAATCATTGTTTTTCTCCTAATCACTCAAGTGTTTTTCACTGATATACTCTCTGATCGCGTCCAGGTGCTTCTGTATCTCTTCATCTAGTACGAGGAAATTACCTTTATTGTTCTGGCTGATGATATTGCCCGTGTTTTCATTAACTTCTGAATAAGTAAAAGAAATTCTGCTTCCTTCTCCGGTCGATAAATTCATAAAGCTTGTCAATACTTTTTTCATGCTGCTGCCTCCAGTCTGTTGATAATAGCTATTCTGTCTCCTTCCAGTTCGCTTTCGTAATCCGGTTCTTCGACTTCTGTACTCTCTGTCATGTAGTTATAGTCAAGATCTTCCACAGCTCTGTCGTATGCGGTTTCGGCAGGATCTGCGAATCTCATATGCTCATATGCTACCTGCATTGCTTTAATTTCAAAGCTGAACTTCAGCCCTGGTGTTCCCTTCACGGTGAAATGAGTAGCTTCTTTTTCCTCTATCCAACAATCGCCCTCTCCTTCTTTTTGTAAAAATACATAGTATGTAAACTCTGTATTTGCCGACTCCTGAAAAATATCATCAATGTCTATCAGACATGTGCCGTCTTCTGATATTGACGCTTTTCCAATATCGCCGAAAGCAGGGGATGCCATTTCGTAGCAATAAAACGCTTGCATTCCGTAGTCCTGAGTGTTTAATACCCTCTTTTTCGTTCCTCTAACGCTGAGATCTGCAAGGTCAGTGCCGGTTCCAGTACTATAGAAATGTCCGTCTGTTTCTACATGCGACGATGCTGTGATCTTTCCACCTGCAGATATATTTGCTGACGACGTAATAGCATTAAAACTTGACGCTGTAGTTGCTGTTACAGATTGTGTTTTTACGCTGTCGAAATTTCCTATAGCGCAATCAATATTTCCGAAGAGTGCTGTTGTAGTTGCTCCTCCGATGACAACCGTAGCTCTGTTCGTATTTCTGTGCGTGATTTGCTGTGTTGTTCCGTCTGATATTTTTACTTTTTTTTCATCCGAATTGATTTCCATTTTGTATGAACCCGTCGCGTATGCGTAGAAACTTATTTCGTTAGAATAGAATCCACCCATTTTCCCGCTTAGACACTCCATTGAACCATCTTCCAGAATTTTGAAATATTCATTCGCTGTTACAAGACCTGTAAAATCAATCTTTTCCGCTTTAATTTTGACCGCCTGTGCTGTCTGATTAATTGCCGAGGCTATATCGCCTTTTGAAACCTTCGTCTCAATAGCCTCTTCGGTTACCTCTATTGATGCCTTAAGTTCTTCTTCTACGCCTTTTGCACGTTTCACTTCTGCAGTTATCTTTGCATCTTGTACTTTAATTTCTGAAAGTGCTGTTTTTGCATCATCCGCAGCTGCTTGTATATCTTCGTCTTTAATTCTCATCCAGGCATATTCATCTTTATCATTTTTCTGATATTGATAAGCATACCCTGTTACGGTATTGAAAAAAATATCTCTTTCGTGCTCCTGTTTTAGTTCGTCTGTAGTCCACGCGGACGCTGGGTTATTTTCATTCGTCGGTTCATAATTTCCATACCAGTTTCCGGACTTCTTTTCCAGGCTCTGTTCCAGGCTTGTTATAGAAAGAGTTATGCTATCTGTAGCCGCTTTAATTGATGTGTTAACTTCTTTAAGGATTGCTTTTTTGTTTTCTTCGTCCGCATCTGAAATTTCACTCTCGATGTACTCTTTGCATTCGACAGAGAGAGCTTCTGTTTTGACTGATCCTGCCTGGAGTCGTTCTCCTACCAGCTGGCCATCCAGGGTCATGCCGACAGAGTACGGTCCGGCGTATCCTTCATGTGAACCGCCGATTCCATTTTTTGTTATCTGCAGTATGTTTGTTGCATCTTCTTTGTTCGGTGCATCCATGTACAGATCTCTGAGCCACAGGCCGTTTTCGTCATGCTCAGTAAGCTTATAGCCGCCTTTTGCTCCGGCTATCTGTTTTGTGAGGTTGTCGATTGCGGTTTTCATCCATTCTTTCTGCGTTCTTCCAGCTTCTGTCGTTTCCTGTCTGATCTGTGAGATAGTTCCTGTTGTCTGATCCGTGAAAGACTGCTGCAGGTTCTCTCCGAGTGTCAACTGTGCCTGATCTGGCTGCTGCAGGGGGATTTTCATTTCCATGACCGGAAGGATTTTTTTCATTCCGTACGGATCCGCGTTGCAAAGTATACGGTCGCCCACATCGAATGAGTCATAATCCTGTCCGAATATTGACAGATCCACCGCAGTCAGGGATATAACAAGACTTTCATATTGCTGTGTTGTCAGATATTCTGTTGCCTTTTTTAAGAGATTTGCCGGTATGGTTACGTCTTCCCATTTTTGAGTTTTCCACACCCAGCCAAAGTTTTCCACAGCTTCTTTGCTGTATATGTAGTCTTTTCCATCGTTTACGGATGTGATATCTACGTTCTTTTCAAGCTGTTCAAATTCGGTTGTGCTCTCGCTTGAATTTCGCTCAATCGTAGCGCCGAGTGGGATCAGTGCAGTGATAATATCGTCAGATGTCATTGTTTCCGAATAGTCCAGGAGGTTTTTCCCGAACTTAATCGGCTGTTCACAATATTTTCCGTATTCTTCGATGCTTATCCAGTCAAGGTACAGTTTGCCATCTTCATGCCTGAGTCTTAAGTATCCCCCCAGGCGATCTACGAGCTTTTCTCTGATTGCCTGGAGAGTGTTCTCTCTATTCGTTATTCTGTAGAGCGAATCATTGCTGTCATGAATTGTAACAACGCCGACATAGATCTTTTTTCTGTCTTCTACCTGGTTATTGTGTAACTGTAACCAGGCATCCAATATTTCCAGTGGTGACATATCGTGCCATTCCTGCTGCGGCAGGATGGAGTCTGCAAGAAAAGACAGAGCTCCAGTTGCCTTAATCGGCTGGTTTTTATATCTGTCTTTTTCTCGCGTGCGAACTTCTCCGTAAAAGATTTCTGTTGTGCCTCTATATACCGAAATCATGCTTTTTCTGTTGTGTATCTTGTCATACAGAGGATTTGAAGCAGGTACTTTTAAGGTTAGTTCTCCTGCGTATCCGGTCTGTAGGTTCAGCTCCGGATTGATAACTGCCGCCAGCTGGTCTCCCGGATAATACAGGACTTTTCCGTCTAATTTAATTTTGTAAATCAAAGCGATTTCCTCCTGTAAACAATGTCCAGGGCTCCTGATCCGGTAAACTCAAGTGTCACGTCTGTGTCATATACAGCAATATCCGGAAAACGGTTTTCTCCCAGTTCAAGGCTGTATGTTTCACCGCATCCCGTTACCTTCAGACCATCTGAGCCTACGCTTTTCACATTCATCACAGGGATGAGCACTCCGTCACCGGCATGGATTGTGTATGATCCGGATCCGGATATTGTGATCCCAGATCCGTTTTCTATCGCTCCTCTTTCCAAGTTAAGAGGGTCCCACAGCCATTCTTCCGTTGAATCTGCGATTGAATATTTATAAGGGTCCGCCTTCGGTATGCTTAAATGAAATTGGCCAATTTCTCTAAAGCGGTCAAACTCTGTTATGTAAGCTCTGCCGGTCCAGTAATATGACGGGTCGTTCGAGAATGTTACCTTTACCGTTCTCCCGTGTACCTGGTTGCGGATAGTCGAAATGAAACTATCCCAATCTTCCCTTGGTTTTTTCCCTCCAAGCAAGACGTTAATTTCTCTCGACTTGTACACCGGACGGCCTGTGATAGCTTCTGATCCATCCAGGAAACCGTCAGCTCCGGGAACATCTATGTAATATGTCTCCGTTTCCGGCTCCCCGATGTAATCATTGTTTCCAATCGCGCAGCCCCAGTCGTCTAATGTATCTATGACTTTCCCGGTGCTTTCAACGGTGATTGTTGCTCTGATCGTCAACACATTATTCATCTGTACGCTGCCCCCTTTGCTATTCTTCCGAGTTCCGTATTAATCGTCGGTGCAAGCTTTCCAGCCCATTCTCTATCGTCAAAATAAATATCCATTCCTGTGCTCATCAGCTCGATCAGCTGCGCCATCATGCCGGTTATTCCGGCGAAATCTGCCTTGTTGAGTTCACTTGCTGCTTTCAATGAGCTTGTGTCCAGTTGCATGCTCAGCTGAACGTCTTTCATTGCGTCAGTTACCAGTGAGCGGTTTTTCTCAATGCCGCTTGCGAGGCCTTTCATGAAGTCTGGCATCCACTGTTCATAATAATGCAGCGGGCCCACATCAGGCCTGGAGAAATGCAGCCACGATCTAATTGTCCCTGCTACATTAGATACTGCAGACGTAATGTTCCCTATGCAGTTGCTGATTCCGTTTGCGATTCCATTTACGAAATCCTGTCCCCACCTGAATGCCTGACTTGGTAAACTCGTGATGTAGCTTATCGCACTTGAAAAGCCTCTCACAACTGCTGTGTACACGCCGGACAATGCGCCGGAGATTCCGGAAACCACGTTCTTGAATGTTCCGACAGCTCTTTCTTTCATATTTTTCGCATAGTCCACAACAGTTTTTCTGACGTTCTGCCATGTCTGTGAAGTATTTGTCCTTACATTATCCCAGTATCCAAAGACTCTTTCTTTCAGATTCTGGAAAGACTGTACTGCGCTCTCTTTTAGTTTCTTTGCATTGTCTACAACGAAACCTTTGATCGCCGTCCAGACTTTTGATGCTGCCTGAGAAATTGCGTCCCAGATCTTTGATGCTGTGTCGCGAAATCCTGTCAGTAATGTTACAACTGCAGTAACGAGTCCTTTTACAAGACTCGAAACAGCCTGTTTGATTCCGGACCATATTGTTTTTGCAGCGTTTCTGATATTTTCCCAGATGTTTGATGCATCCGTGCTGAGTTTTTCGAAGTTTCCAGTTACCAGGTCGATCACTAATATAACCGGCGCAAGTATTGTATTTTTCAGCAGTTCCCACACGCCCTGTGCAATAGTTACGAGTCCCTGCCAGATACCCTGCCAGGTTGTAACAGCATTCTGCCACAGTGTTGTGATCGTCGTTACAATCCCCGATATAACCGGGTTTTGCATCATGGTTGTCCATGTGTTCAGGAAAAAATCCGACACCTGCTGCCAAATTCCGGACCACCATTCCGGAATACCGGAAAAGAAGTTCTTTAGTGAGTCCCATGCTTTCGGTAATGTCTCTGTGAAAAATGATACAATTTTCTGCACGATAGCGTTTACGCCGTCGCGGAACCATTCACATTTTGCGTATAGCAACACTAACGTTGCAATAATCGCAGCAGCGACAGCAATCACCGGGTTTGCGGCTATAACGCCAAACAGGGCGGTAAAAGCTCCTTTTACTTTTCCGATAATTCCCGCTATGCTTGATAATGTTTTCATTTTCGAAAACAGGTCCATGATTGCAGAAATTCCGGTTGCAACCTTTCCGACTGTTATTAATAGTGGTGCAATTGCCGCGACTATCAGCGCAATGGTTGCGATCAGTTTTTTCTGGCCTTCACTCATTCCGTTTAGTTTTTTTACAAAATCCTGAATTACTGAAACAGCCTTACGGATATAAGGCATCAGAATCTCTCCGAATGCAATCGCAAGTTCTTCCAGGGCGCTTTTGAGTTCTGTTAATTGCCCGGAAAGGTTGTCCTGCATGGTTTTAGCCATGTCTTCGGCCGCACCTTTTGAATTATCAATGTTTTTTATGAGCTTCTGATAATCTTCATCTGAAGAATTGATAATTGCGAGCATTCCGCTCATTGCTTCTTTTCCGAAGATGGCCGTCGCTGCTTGTGTCTGTTCAGCCTCCGACATTCCGCCCATCGTTTCTCTCAAAAAGTCCATCGTCTCTTTGAGAGATTTCATACTTCCGTCTTCATTCTGCAACGCCTTGTTGTAGAGTCTGACGTTTTCTGTAGTCCCTTCCTGCATCTGAGTCAGGGTATCATTTGCACTAGCAAGCTCTGTCTGTTTTATTTCCAGATTAGCTGCAGCATTTGATGCTTCTGTTGACTCTGAACCATATTCCGAAACAGCCTTGTTATACGCCTGCTGTGCTTTGTCTGCCGCCAGAGATGCTTTCTGTACCCTAAGCACTTGCTTATCAATTTTCGCCTGGTCGATAGATGTGGATGCTTCTGTCGCGTAGAAACCCCATTTTTCCATCGCGTCTCCGACGTCCTTTGACGGCTTGATCATATTCGTCAGAGAGCTTCTGAGCTGTGTTCCGGCAGATGATGCTTTAATTCCTGAGTTCGCCATGAGCCCGATAGCTACTGCGGTATCTTCAGCATTATATCCAAGTGCACCCGCAACCGGTGCGATGTACTTGAAGGTCTCACCCATCAGCCCCACGTTAGTGTTTGCGCTGGATGAAGCCTTTGCCAGCACATCCGCAAAATGAGAGCTGTCTTCCGCTTTCATCCCGAATGCGGTGAGCGCATCCGTTACAATATCAGATGTCGTTGCAAGGTCTTCCCCGCTGGCCGCCGCAAGGTTCATGATTCCAGGAAGGCCGTCGTACATCTGCTGTGCGTTCCATCCTGCCATGGCCATGTAGCCCATAGCGTCTCCGGCTTCTTTTGCAGAGAACTTAGTTTGTGATCCCATTTCTCTTGCACGTTCCCGCAGCTTGTCCATATCTTCTGCTGAAGATCCGGAAATAGCAGCTACATTCGACATTGAGCTGTCGAAGTCTGCCGCCGTCTTAACAGCAGCGGTTCCAATTCCAGCAACTGCGGCTGTAACCGGAAGCATTTTGTTTCCGGCAGACGTCAGGTTGTCTCCTATTTTCCCGGCCCCGGCAGAAATTTCGGCCAGTTTTGCAGATCCTGATCCAACAGTGTCTTCTAACGATTTGAGACTCTCTTCTGTTTCTATAATCTTGCGTTTGAGAGCATCGTACTGTTCCTGGGAAGTTTTTCCTTCCTGAAACTGCTGCTGGACTTCTTTCTCCTGATTTTTCAGGAGTGCAAGCTTTTCTTTTGTGTTTCCGATCTCATCCGAAAGAGCTTTCTGCTTCTGCTGCAGTAGCTCTGTGTTCGTCGGATCCAGCTTGAGCAGCTTGTCAATTTCTTTCAGTTCCGTCTGTGTTGTCTTTATTTTTGTATTCAGTCCGTCTATGGACTGCTGCATCTCGGTAGGCGCTTTTTTCGCTTCAGCTTCCAGAGATTTTAGGCTTTCTTCTGTCGCAATAATCTCTCGTTTAAGAGCGTCATACTGCTCCTGAGAAATCTTTCCTTCTGCAAACTGCTGCTGTGCCTGCTGTTCTGCAGTCTTTAAGGTCTCCAGCTTCTCTTTTGTGCTATTGATCTCTTCCGCAAGAGCTTTCTGCTTCTGCTGCAGTAGCTCTGTGTTCGTCGGATCCAGCTTTAAGAGACGATTTATGTCTTTTAGCTGTGCCTCTGTTGTCTTTATTTCTGTATTTACATTTTTTAGTGCTTTCTGTAGTCCTGTGGTATCGCCGCCGATCTCAATTGTGAGTCCCCTTATGTCGCGGCCTCTGGACAAGTGTTACCACCTCCGTCGCTAGAATCTATCCATATCCTCCTGTGTTGCCATCTTTGGCCATTTGTAATTGTCGTTAATTTTTTCCGTAAAAATATCCAGGACCAGACCTACTGTGAGCAAGTCTAAATCCTGGATACTGATTCCTGTTTGTGCACACCTCAGAAGGAATAGAGGCGTTGTCATTTCTCTGCTACTTGGGCGAAGTTTTTTTTTGCTTCCGCCTGAGTCTGTGTGTTAAGGTTCCAGAGCTTTATAATTTCCGGCAGAACTTCGTAAATTGAGAATGTGTCAAACTGGTCTAACCAGTCATAAACATCCTCCGGAAACTCCAGTCCTTTCTTCTTCGCCGCATGTTTGGCCATCACAAAAGCCACGTTTTCAAACATTTCCAGGTCCTCAACAGGGATGACCGATTCGGTCACTTTTTCCTCTCCCTGTTCCTGTTCATCTTCTTTCTGCTTAGCTTCTGACTTTTTCACGGATTTTTCGATTTTTATCATGTCCTGGAAAATATCTCTGTGAAATTGAATGCGGTAAATTCTCGGAATTGCCGCGGATGCAGCAAAGAGTACCTTTTTCCCGTCGATGCTAATTTCTTTGATCATCTTTTATTCTCCTGCTACTGCCTTGTTTTCGGATACAGTGTTTTGCGCTACTGTGATAGCTTCTGGATAATACACGGTCTTGTACCATCCGTCGTATACTGTCTGATCTGTATCGACTGTTGTCTGTGCTTTTACACGACCATTCGCAAGCGGGCTGTTACTAATTGTAATCGTTTCTGTTCCTGGCTCAATGTTGTCTTCTTTGGTTTCAGATTCGATTGACGGTCTTGTTGCTGTACAATTGTAGAGTACTCTTCTGATACCTTTCTGATCGCCGTCAAATTCGAACAGAAATGCGAATTTCTGAGAACCGCCAGTTTCTGATGTCTCATGCAGCACACCTTTTTCATCCTTCTGTTCTTTCAGAACATCCTGTCTGAACTGATCCGGAATCAGAGCGAACTCTGCATCGCCCTCGTATCCGTTATTTGCTGCTGTGACAAAATACTGAATACCATCTGCATAAAACGGATTGATATCTCCATTCGCGTCAAAAGACACTGATACAGCTCCAGGAATTGCCACCGGAGTCCCAAATGTGATTGTTCCGTCTTCTGTTTCATTCTGCACGGCGTAATGTGCGTTTTTAAGGTTATACTTAACCTTGTTGTCTTTGTTTTTAGACATTTTTATACCTCCATTTCGTATAAAACTTCATACATTTTTTCAGAGTCAAGGTATTCTTCTGTTTTCTGATATGCAATACCATATTTTTCAAGAATATCCTCAATTTTTTTCTCGTTGTCCCAGTTTTTTTCGTTTGAATACAATTCAATATCCAGGGCATCAATTTTTGCGTATACAATTCCGTCCGCAATAAAATTATTGCTTTCCGGAATTCTCCACACGAGAAAAGGTGGTTCTATCCAGTTATGAGTTGTGAAATGATCATACTCATAAGGTAGCCCCACCTCGCTTAACATGTTTTTAATCTGTTCGGCTGACATCATAGTTTCGAAATGATCTCCTTTTCCAGTTCTTCAATCGCTGCCTGTTCTGCCGGTTCTACGTGCTTAATCGCTGCTACTCTTCCTCCCCCGCGTTTCTGGTGTCCTTTTTCAAGCAGATGTACGAGACGGTATTCTTCATCATGGATTTTTACGACTAATCTTGTCGATGTTTCTTCTTCAACAGTTTTTTTCCAGCCTTTCTTGTACTTTCCACCATGTTCTCCTTTTCTTACCGGAGAATTTTGTTTTAACCTGGCCACTGTTTTTTTTGCCACTTTATTTACACATTCTTTTGTAGTTGCAGCACAGTCTTTCCCATAATTTTCAACGAGCCGATTGATTTCTGCTGCCATGCTGTCAATTTTAATACTGTCACTCATTGTCTGTCCTCCTGTCTGTGTAGAGCTGGACAATCTTTTCCAGTGACAGATATACTGCAGGCGGCATGCTGTCAAACTTCTCCTGTATCTGTACGATCTTGTACTGCGCCGGATCATTTTCTCTTGAGATTACGCTTTTTTCAAAATTGAAACGGTCCCAGATCCAGCCTTTTTGCGAGTCAATGATAACTACATCAAGAGTCTCTATGTCTCGCTTGCTCAGTACTGCTGCAGGAATGCTTAGAAGCTTAGACAGCTTATTCCCTGCTGTTTGTGCATCGAAATAGCGTCTTTCTCCGATAGTCCGGTTTCCGAAGCGTATGCCCGAAAGCTTTGTTTCTGTCAGTGTTTTCCCCTCTGTGCCGCAAATGCTTAATGTCCCATCTGTAAATGTTTCAAACTGTTTCCGTTTCGCCCTTGGCATACTCATCCACCTTTTTCGCCATCTGCAGACTTAAGATCTCAGATTTATAATTTGTCCAAAACTGCTGCCGTTCTCCGGCGCGTTCATACATTATCATCTGAAAAAGGAGTGCTTTTTCCTGGGTTTCTTCCAGGAAATTGCACTCTCCTAACACTCCGCTCAGTGATGCCATGCCACGTTTTATCATTCCTTCGAGTTTTTCATCTTCTTTTGGATCATACCAGGTGATGTCCAGGTAGTTTTTGATTTCATCAAGAAGTGTCGAAAGTTCGCTTTCTGACATAGGCACTCACCTCATCATTCTTTTGTGACTGTTACAGTGTAGGTCTTTGTCTGCTCTCCATCTGTTACTTTAACGGTTACTGTATTGGATCCACTGTTCCAGGTTGCTTTTCCGCCGTTTGTTACTTTTATGTTTCCCACTGTGATTTCAATCGTTGCTGTGCCTGATTTTGGAAATGCCGTGATAGTGTTTGTTGCAGATGATGTCGTTGTGGTATATGTATCTGTGTCGCCGTCAAACTTCGGAGAAAGAGTCAAGCCACCGATTCTAAGATCAGACAAAAGTGCATTGTCCACGTGTTCTTCTTCTTTGTTCACGACCTCAAACCGTACCGGCTGTAAGTCTTTGATGTCCAGAACGACAAAAGCATTGTTGTCCAATGCGAATCCGTTAGCATACATTTTAATCAGATACACTCTTTCATCTTCCAGGAATCTGTATTCGTCAGAGTACTCAATTTTTCCATTTTTTGCCATTCCGACTCCGAGGAAGTATTTACCTGCCATTCCGTATACTGCGGTTCCTTCTGCAACTGCTGCCGACTGGATTGTTTCCATTGCAATCGGAAGTGTTGATACGTACACACCGTCCGGAGTCATTGCGCGTGTAGCCGGAAGGAAACTCTTCCAGTAGTCCACCGGGTTTACAAGCATAATCAGGTTATTAACGGTTCTTGTCTGTCCTTTGCTGTTTCTTGCCATGATTGATGTTACGTTACCGAGCTGGATCATATTCATAGCGGTAATTTTGATTGTTTCTTTTTCCGGATACTCTCCAGAAACAACGTTTACCCCGTCGCCCACCTGGCGTGCCATGCCAATCGGCTGATCTTTTCCGGTTCCATTTACGATTCCGTATTCCAGTCCATTTGCGAGAGCTTCTGTAAGTACTTCACGCACATATTTATCTAACCATGCTGGTCCCAGATCAAGCATAGCTTTAGAAACCGGCAGGAACGCGCTCAGCTTATCCTGTGTTACATCCACTTCCTTAAATCCGGATGTCAGCTCTTCAATAATTTTGCTTGTGAGTTTGCCCCATGCTGCTCTCTGTTCTCCGTTCGTGTTCAGCATCATTCTTGTGAGTCCGGAAACAGTTGTCGCGTTCACCTTAGACAGCAACGGATGATTTGTTGTCAGCTCATCGAAAACAGAATTGATGATTGTCTCCGGGAAAACAGTCTCGATGTTATTGAGCGCCTGCTTTGGGTCTGAGGATTTCATTGCATCAATAACTTTTTCGTAATATTCTTTTTCTGCACTTGTAAGCTGGCGAACACCTCTCTGTGCAAGCACGTTCGCGTCGTTCTGATTTACAAGCTCTTTCGCCTGTTCCAGCACGTTCCGCTCAATTTCCTGGCAAAGTTCCAGGAATGCATCTGTGAATGCTTCTGAATCGTTTGCTGCAACTGCAGCATTCATTTTGTTAAGGATTTCCCCTCTTTTCAGTGCGATAAAATCTTTGTTTTTCATTTTATTCTCCTTTTTTGAATCCCTGCAGAAATCCCTGCAGTGCGTTGTTTCGTGGCGGTTCTTCTGGATTTTCTGGCGGCTTCTGGCTGTTCTGCATGAGTTTCAGCTGTTCTCTGAATGATTTCGTCTCATTCATATGCTGCACAACTTCCTGAAGGCGTTTCTGCATCCCTTCTCTGGTTGTATCATCTTCCGGAGCATGTCCGTAATCCTCCACCTTGTCAATCAGACCATACTGTAGGCAATCGTCAGGTGTCAGGAATGTTTCTGCAGTCATCATGTCTGCAAGCTGCTGTTCTTCCAGATTTGAGCGTTCCAGGAAGATCTTGCGGTTACTTGCTGTAAGCACGTCCAGATCGTCCGCTGTCTTTCTCAGCTCCCTGGCGTTTCCGGATGTTGTAACCCACGGTTCGTGAATCAGAGCTGTTGTTCCCACTCCCATGATTCTTTCGTCGCACGCCTGTAATATAACGAATGCAACTGAATATGCAACGCCGTCCACAATTCCCTTCACATGACTTCCGGACTGTTTCAGAAGGTTGTAAATTGTAACACCCTCTTTTACGGACCCGCCATTGCTGTTAATATGCAGCTCGATCGTGTGTTCTGCCGGAATCGCGGCCAGCTGATCGCGAAAATACTTCGCGGATGTTTCACTTTCTGTATATGACCAGGTTTTCCAGTCAAATTCGCCGTAAGCAGATACATCGTCGTAAATGTAGAGCAGGTGCACTGTCGAATCTGCTGCCTGTCTAAAACAAAAGTTAGTCTTGTTCTGCGTTTTTTCCATTTTTGTCACTTTCTCCACCTCCCTCTATATCCTGTAAAACATTTTGAACAGTTCCATAATTTTTCGTGATGAAATGCTGATCGGCCCAGTCTTCATTGATCTGCGGCTGTCCCAGCGCACGTAAGATCATGTTGATCGTATGTGTTCCGGACTGCACCAGCTTGTCAATCTGAGTTGCATTGCTAAACAGATCTACGTGTTTAACATGTGACGTATCAACCATGCATTTGCTGCCTTTCAGGACTGCCTTTCCGTATCTTTTGCGATTGATTTCTGCTGCAAGCGATTCTGCAAGTGGGTCCAGCGTAACTGTCAGCAATTCATCTATTGCCTTGCTATTGTCCTGCACGTCCCCTTTAAGGATTGACGGCGGGATTCCGACAGCTCTTGCCGTGAAATCAAATATGTCATCATACAGTGCCTTAATGTCTCGTGTCGTCGTCTCATTGTAATTCTTCGTTTTGTTTGATTCCGTGAAAGAATAACCATCAAACAGCGGCAGTACTGCATTTTCACTTTCAAAAAATGTCTTGAAGTAATTATCCAGCAGTTTGCTTAAATCTTTGTCAAAATTTTTCGAGTTCTGTGCCATCGCCGATATATCCAGGATGCCCTTTGAACCATGTGATTTCAAAAAGTTCTTTGATCCGTACTGTATTAATTTTGCGTAAGAACCATATAACCCCTGCAACACTGTATTTACATTTTTCCAGTTTGGTTTTAAATACATGACGTCCGCCGATCTGAATGTCCGCATAAACGTATAATCATCAACAGCGACCTGGCTGTACGTATTCCCGTATAAGGCATTTTTGTTCGTGCAGAAAGAATCCGCCACGTAAATCTGCCCGTCTATTCCCTCGACAATCAGAGCTTCATTGTTGCGGAACATTTTTTCGACCAGCTTGTCAAAAAACTGCTGCTTGTTCTGATTCCTGTTCGGTTCAATGTTCCAGGTGTAATATTCATCCCGGAATATCTCCTCATTGTTAAGAAACGTGCGGATTTCGCATTTTGCAAGCAGTTTTGCAATGATCTGTATTGCTCTCTGAAACGCAAGTTCTCGCAAATATACCTCTGCTACTACGTTCTCAATTGGATTGTCTGCAATCTCAAAACGCTCAACGCTCTCAATTGACTGTTCCGGTTCTTTTTCTTCCTGATCTGGCTTCCCCCGAATCAGGTTTCGGAATGAAAACCCCATTTCTGTCTCACCCCCTTTCAGTATGTCATTACGCCGATGTCTGGCAGTTCTGTGGATGTAGAATATGGAATCATGTCCTCTATCGTCATAGATGCGACAAGTGCCATAAACGGGTCTGTCTTTCTGCTTTTTGCTTCAATTTTCCCGTATACGTAATTTCCCAGATCTGCATCATCATTTTTTCCTGGTTTTCGACCGTACGGGATCATTTTTGTATTATTTGTTGCCCATCGGAGCACCGGATTGTCTCCCCAAATAAAGTAATCGTTCGCAAAACAGCTGTCTATTACTGTTGTAATTCGCATAATATCTATCTGTTTCACCATCTTCAAATTTTTGTACACTTTTGCATCGAATCCAAGGTCTCTGAGTGCTCTGGACATTAACGCATAACGGAAGTCGTCTATTGCAACAGCTTTTATACAGTATCGTGTCATCGCAAGTTTGATATATTCAACGACTATCTCCGGATGTATCTCCACATCATCAATAATCGTTAATAGTCCTCTTCTTTCCCACTCTTCAAGTGGTACTTTCATTCGCGAGATATCTTTTGATCGTTTGCAAAGCCACGAATGGTTGATGTCATACCGGTTATTTCCGTCTCTGAAATGCAAATTCGCGGAAACAAAGTCTGTGATCTTTGAAAAGTCAATCCCGCATGTACAGATCCATCCGTCCAGATCCGGAATTTCCCTGTTTGTGAGCTTAATTTTTTCATACGAACAGACTTCTATCGTAACTGATCCGGACGGAATATTCATTCGTTTTGTCATGAATGCAGAGAGACGTTCCGGATGTACAAGCCAATCCCGGTATTCTTTTCGAATTTCGCCCATGAGTGTCGGAAGGTACGGTAAAGACGGGTTCGCTTTCTCCCAGTTCTTTTCGTCGTGTACTTCTTCCTTGCTGTCCAGGCGGCAGATAAACGGCAGTAAGCCGTTATCCGGCATATCTCCAAAAAGGATCTCCGCTGCTGTTTCGAGAATATCGTCCAGAGGTCCCTCTCTTACATCTCCCTGGGTTGTGTAATAAGACCGACGCGGATGTGGTTTCTTTCCTAAACCTGTCGTGAACACCTCGATATTCTTGTAATCCTGGTACTGATGTATCTCGTTAAATACCACCAATCCCGAACGCATGCCGTCTTTTCCGGACGGATTGTTTGTTCTTCCCAAGATTGTTGAGTTCGTTTTTATACCAACAATCTTTTCAGAGCTCCATTTGTAAAACTTTTTCAGTTTTTTTGTGTGCTCCGGCATTTCCAGAGCCTCAACCACGTCTTTCAGCGGTCTCAGTGCCTGGTCCTCATTGTTTGCGCATATATCGACATCATATGCGCGGATTCCATTGTACGGACTTACCAGGCAGGTAGCCTCCCAAGCGATTGTCCCATCTTTTCCGGCTCCCCGTCCTAGCATGCAAAACAGATCCGGCCAGCGTGGTGTTTTTGATACGCTCCAGTATGTGCAATCATGCAGTCCTACTACGAAAATTTGCCAGGGAAACAGCGTTTCGAATGGGAAATATTTTGCGATCCCGATGTATTTCGTCAGTTGCTCGCTGTCTACGTATATATCTTCGGTTTCAAAACATTTTCGAACATGTGATACCAGCGCCTTGACATCCTTGGAAGTTCTGATCTTCTCAGACTCGACCGCCTCCATGAACGCCTCAATGCGTGGATCACAATTCGTCATCGTCATCCCCCTTGATCGTTTCTTTCGTTGTCAATTCCAGCTTGTCCAGTATCATGAGCATTTGTTTGTTAACGGCAACGAGATCTTTGACAGATTGATTCTGTTTTATAATCTTTGCTTTTCCGCTTGCTGACATAGCTTCAAACGTTACACCACGTTTTTTGATATCGGCTTTTAACTTTTTTTTGACATCATAGAGGGTCATATAGTCGTCTAAAAGGTCATTAAATACAGATATATCTGCCTGTTTTTTTCGCAATTGCTCTTTTAAGCTTTCTAATATATCCGCTTTTTTTTCGGCCATTTTTTCACCCCTATTTTTTTATTTTTTTATCACGCGCGACCTTTCCCGGATTTGTCGAGGCCACCCACCGGTCTCCGGCCGGCCGCCAAAAATCACAAATTTTCGGACGGGGGGGGTATGCCTTTATCCGTTTTTTCAGTCCGCTTTTTTGTTACAATTACTCTTCTTTTATCTTCTCCATCTTCTGAAGAATTTCATCTGCAATTTTGTTGACTGCTGCCACGTCATTGATCAATCTGTCCAGCTGATCACGTTCTACATTGACCTCTATAGACATCCTACTCACATTTCCCTGTAACACTGCATACCCCATCGGCTTCAACAATCCTTTAGAGCAACATGCGCAGATTCTTCCATCTGCTGAGTTTCTTGGAACTACGTTCAGCATTCCACATGTTCCGCACTGCATCACTATATGATCTGCAATATCTGTCTCTCTTGCCATGCTAGTCCCACCTTTCCTCTGTTAAAGCTTCTTCTTTCTTTTTCTTTCTGTATCCATGCACAGCCTCATGACAGTCATGGCACAGACTTATCAGGTTTCTTTTGCGTACTCCATGCCATTCGTACCATATGTCCAGAGCCATCTCCGGATGTCGCTTAACATAGTTCACGTGATGCACTGTTGTAGCTGCAGTATACTTGTGCTGTTCCCTGCATCTCTGGCATTCATTATGGTCCATGTCCAACACCTGCTGCCGGACCTGCTTCCATCTGCCCCACACATAGAACCTGTGTATATCATTCGCTACGCACCACCGTGCGAATTCTATCTCCTGCTGTGTCATTTCGTCCTCCTAAATCAAAAAGAGAGCCTGCTGTTTGCAAGCTCTCCTCCAGGGGATATCGTGCGGTTTATCTTTTTGCCACGCTATCAATATATCACTTATATTGTCCTGCGAGTACCGCAGTTACAGATAATCTTTTATCAGTTCTCTGTTGTTATTTCTCAACTGTAGCTGATATCTCTGTATGATTTTCTGATATTTCTCCATACTCTTTCTGTATGCTTCCACCTTCACAATATTCTTTCTCCCATACATTCGTTTGTATCTATTCTGCATATTCTTAATGCGCAGTATCATTGTTTTTGTTTTAACGTCTTCTAATAAGACGATATATTTCTTTTTGCATTCCTCGCACTGAATATACTTGATATCCAGTTTCGTCTCTGGTATATGTTCTTCTTTCACTTTCGGATTTACCTGCGCTTTGCAGTTGTCACACTCTATCATTTAATCCTCCTTGCTATGATACTGTAAAACCTCCGGCGAATCTCGTAGAAGCATGACCTCTCGCATGGAATGCCCCTGGCTTTCATCACCTGAAATGTACAGTATTCTGTTGTTACATAGTACAGCAGATATGGATACAGCTCTTTTTCTTTTCCTACTGCTTCCATGACTGCATCCTCAATCTTCTTTATTTTGCGTGCGATCTCTGCTGCTTCCATGGCTGCATCTGCGGTTGAGTCAGAACAGTTATGTGATCCCGGCTGCCCAGTCAGATTCTGTCCGGCTCTTGTGTCTCTCTTTATTGTCAGCTCTTCTTTCCATTCATCATATTGCAAGCAGTAATTATATGCGGTCTGAAAAGCTCTTCTCGATATGTTGTACTTCTTTCTGTTCAGTGGCCTCACATCTGGCATGTTCATTCTCCTTTTTATGCATCTGCTTCCTCTGCTCCGTGAAGCATAAGATATAGCTTAGTGTATCCCGGTGTTGTGTACTGTCCATTTGCTAACTGTAACTGCACTACGTAGGGACATAGCTTAACAACAGTCGCTGTATATGTTTCTACCCTGGTTGCACGGCCTTCTTCTCTTATTTTCCTTTTTAGCTCGATTTGTCGGCCGGGTTTGACCTTAAATGTTCTTTTCAGGGTTCTTCTCACATCTCCCATCCGCATAAGTGGAATGTTACTCTTCGCATAATTCATTTTGCTATTCCTTCCTGACCGATTCGGTCATTTTTATGTTTGCTGCTTTTGCATATCCTTAAAAACCAAGTTCTACGTAACTCCCAGTCCAGCCAGATGGAATCTTTTCGAGGAATGACCGTATCTACCGGTTGTATCCTGTATCTATGTTTTACAAGGTGGTTTGCAAAATACGCACCCAGAACTGTGCTTTGTGCGCATTTCAGTATTTCTGCTGCTTCCTTTCCGGTCACTGGTACAGGCGTCAGGAGCTCATCTGCTTCTGTGTCTATGATCTCGTACAGATATGTCATCCTCTCCTCACCTTTCGCTGCTTAGTCAGAACTTTCGTTAGGTTTACTATGTTTTCTGTATTTTTATTATATGAGCTCAGTGTGATCTCAGAGGTCATTATCCCAGCTCCGTAAAACAGTTTTCTTAATGCTTCTATTGCCCGCTCCACCGTCACCTTAAATTCGTTCCAGCCTTTTAATATTTGTTGCTGGTGAATCCCAGGAATATACTTTACTGTTTTTTTGTTTTGTGGTTTACTTATTGCTTCATGATAGTTTTTCTCGAAGAATTTCATTTCTTTTGGTGGGTTCTTACCCATTTTCCGTTTATACAGTTTCTTTTTCTGTCTTTTATTCATCCTTCCACCTCGCTATCTTTCGGCATCTGAAACGTCTTGATATCTCTAAAACCACCTACGCTTTTGCATCTTTCGTAAGCATCATGAGCTTCTTGAAACATATTTAATACCTTTACTGTTTTCATGTTATCCTCCTTACAAATTATTCTTCCACTCCGAATGTTCTTCTGAGCGAATGTTTATAGTTTTTTACAGTCTGTTCAACACTCTTGTAATGTGGTCTTAATTTGCATTTTTCTTTATATCCATCACATTCTGTACCAAACAGAATGGCGTTTTGGCATATTCCATTTTGGCTCGCGCAACATTTATACATATTCTTTTCCTTCTAATGTCCTGATCTCAGCATGTAAAATAGCAATTCTGTCATCGATCTCTTTCTTAATTCCTGATGGCAAGGAAGAACTACTGCCAGCTTCCATTTCTGATCAGTGTCTAACGGTGTTGGATTTTCAAATTCTGTTTTCAATTCTGCGAGTCGCGGAATAGCAACTATTATTCCGATGTTTGTAGCCGATTCCGGAAAGTTTTCTCTTACGTGGTTCCAGAACTTCCCTTCTCTCATGTCCGAAAGAAGTTCTTTGTAGCATTCCATCGTTGTCACTATATAGTTTTTCTCTCCCAAGAAGTTCAGCCCATTGCCGCTATAGAAATCTTCTTTACAGCTTTTCACTTCATAACAAACGAAAATTCCTTTTTCTATTGCAGATACAGAACACTGGTTTTGCGGAATGAACTGCATATAATCAATTCTTTTCGGCTTGCCCTTTGCTGCCCATGCATCTATACTTACTTCTTTCGCCCAGTATTTACCGATTCCGCTAAAATACTGTTTTTCGAGAAGATTACTCAAAAACTGTGTTGTCTCTTTTCTGTTCATTTTTCCTCCTTACAGATAATTCTTACCTATCAGTTTCATGAAGTCTTCTCTGCTGCCGATCTGGCTCTCGAAGACTCTTTGAGCGATTCTTTTTAAGTCCAGATTAGTTGTTTTGCAGGTATGTGCTGCTTCTCTCCCGGTTCTGTGATGCTCTGCGCAAAGATGTACCTTTAGTCCATACTCTTCAGATATTTTTCTAGGTCCTTTCCCGAAGAATATGTGATGTTCTTCTATGTTGTTTCGGTGCCCGCATATGTAACAGATCTTCGGATTATCTCCGGGAATGATGCTAGGCGGATGCTTCTTTCTTTTTTTCTTTCCCTGGGTTTTAGGGAACAATAACCCTTCCTGGTCCATATTAGTGCCCTGCCAGGAAGGTGTTTAACATTTTGTCTTTCCATTCCTGCTGCCCTTTCCAGCTTTCACAAGAATCTTCGTTTTCTACAAGGATTCCTTTCAGATCGCAAAGGCCGCAGTCATTATTGATACATGTTTCGCAGTTCTTTTCCATCCTGTTTCCTTTCTTCCTGCTCTGTAATCTGACAGGCTCATACAGAGCAGGAGTGTTTATGTGAATTTTAGAGTACCCTTTGTTAAGTGACCGATTCGGTCATTTAACAGTATTTGCAAATCTCTTTTATATTTTTAAACTGTACCGTCTTTGGCCGTTTTCCGCCTTGGCTGAATTGAAATCCAGTATCTGTAATCTTTGTAATTGTCGCTCCACCAAATCCTCCACCTTCAAATCCAGATTCTTTGTTGTAGGTTACCGATACGGTATCTCCCTCTTTAAACTTCTGTCCATTTTCATCAATTATTGTTTTCTCTGTTCTATACTTCATTTCTGGACCTCCTTTAAGAATTCAACAAGTTCTGTCTCGCTGTTCTGATATTTGTCATATATAGAACGATAGTTCCATTTTGGAACTCCATATTTTCTGTTTGGTTCTGGTCCTCCCACTAAGTGCATGTAGTAGCTTTCCTCCGGCGTGTACCACTTCGTTTTTCGAACTGGATCCGGCGGATATTCTTCTACAATTAAGCGTGCTCCATTTTCGAAATCGTATTTATAGTAGCTGACTCCTGTATGATTGTCCGTGTACCAGAGTCCCCAATTCTTATAGTTTCTCAGCCATTCTTTGCGCTGGTCGTTATTTCGCATAATTTGAAGTTCTGGCTGTTCTGGTTCTTCCTGGCAGTCCGTTACGAGATTTTTAATAAGTCTCAGACCGCCAGCAATGAGCTGATGCTGAAGAATTGTTCTCGCTGGCATTCTCTCATCTGCAATCTCAAGGTAATCTTTCAGTTCTTTTTCTGCATCTTCCAGAATGTCATTGATAGCAATCATTGATGGTATTGGAATATCTCTCAGCTCTTCTGGCCATGCATCCGGGATTTTATTTGTATTTCTCAGATGTTTTGCCATCTCGGTAGTCTCACCGTAATGGTCTTTCTGCTGCTTTTTGGCAGCGGATTCTGTTGCCGGTTGGCAGCTCTTTTCTTCTGTTTCTACTTTCTGCCACTCTCTCTGAATAGTAGCAACCAGTTGAGCATATTCGAAATCTCCGGCGTATTTGTCTCTTTCATCACGAATTACAACGCAATCGTCATAGAAATTCAGTCTTGCTGTACCTTTTAAGGTTGCAAAATGAACTGTCTTTTCTTCCTGGTTCTCTATCTTGTTTTGAATTTCTGTGATGCTCTCTTGCGTGTCAGCAACTCTACTCTGGTAATTTTCTTTAAACCATTCGTGCCAGGCAAGGACGAGGTACTTTGCTGCATAATCTAAATATCCTGTTTTTTCTTCTGTTTCCTGGAACTGAACACTTTCCCGTTCATTTTGACCGTCTTCCTGATTAACCTGCTCTTCGGGGCGATGAGCTGATGCATTGCATTCATATCCACAGGTACCATGTTTATCGCAGTTCCAGCAGCATTTTCCGTTGCAGTCTTCCCCGTTTCCTGCTGCCACTTTCTGAGCTTCTTCAAGCGTACAGTTAAACCCTTCTCGATGAATGCACTTTCCGGCATTCGTTTCTTTCTTGGTCGGTTTCTCAGGTGCATCGATCGTAGTTATTTTGACTGGTTTCTTGACGGAATAGCGTCTGATCAGCTCTTCGGTCAACTCTTGCCAGGTCATATCCTTTTCTTCCTGGCTGTCCGGATTGAATGTAATCTTGTCTGGATGTCCCTGATAATTCAGATATCCGTTTCTGTGTTTTACGTAGCAGTAGAGCATACTGATCATTTTTGTTCCTATCAGCTTGTCACCGTTACGGATCCGGGCTGTTGTGTTCTTCTTTAAACTTTCGAAGAATCTGTCTATCTGCAGATCTACAGGAATCGGCGTGTGATCTTCTTCCGGTTTCTGCTGCCTGGTTGCCTGCTCTATAGTCGTCTGCCCTGGAATGTCCGCATTTAATGCCTCCTGATCTTTCAGGAGCTGGATGTCCGGAAGGGTCAGAATCTTATTTTTCAGAAATATCTCATATGCCTGCTTCTGCAGGTCTAATTCCAAGGAAGCAGCCGCATCTGCTACGGAAATGTTAATTCCACCGTCCTGGAATTCTTCCATCAGTTCCTCTGATAAGTGATTACTAATGTTCTTATACCTGCCGAACTGAGCGTTCGATACACCAAGAAGTTCTTTCAAATTCTCTCGGACTGTTCCGTCGATTCCTACCTTCTCTTTCAGACTCTTGACGATCTTTTCCATCTCCAGAGCTTCCTGCATTCGCTCCCAGTCGTTTTTATCACGATAATTATTTGCCTGAATGACTTTGAACTGACGCAGGAAGGGCGTAATTGCTTCTTTCTGCTCTGGAGTCAGGCTTTCATCCTCTGAGATCTTGATTTCTGCAGCATACATACACGGAACTCTCTCGAAGCGGGTATCTCCTTCTTCGATCAGGTCTATGCAGCACAGTCGGCGACGATGGCCGGCAAGCACCTGGTCTTTTCCGTTGACGTTCTCTATCAGAATCGGTTGCATGAGATAGCCGGTGATCTTGATTGATGCTTTGAGTTTATCTATGTTTTTGGTGTTATAGAAATTCTCCTGAGTAGGCACCAGCTGACGGGGATCCCTGTATACTATCGTCTGTTCTTTTCTTTCCGGAAGTGACTGTTTTCCAAGCATGTCACGTACACTGAACTTTCCCACTTTTTTACCCCCTTATCATCTGCAGATATTCATCTACAAGTGTCTGATAGTCTTCTGCTGCTGCCGATCGCTTACTATACAGCGCAACCGGTGTTCTGGCGTATGTACTCTTTGCAACCGCAAGAGAATTTCTGATCATTGTTTTCATCGTCGGGTACCATTCCCGGATAACCTCTGCTCCCTGGCTGTGTGCTTCGTTGTATTTATTGTATTTGCTTACAAAACAGCGGACATTCTTCAGATCCGGGTTCAGTTCAGATTTGATCTCTTCGATCTGGTCTATAAGCTCATTCATGCCTTCTGTTGTATTGTCGTCAACTTCTACCGGGATCAGGACGTCATCTGCTGCCGTTAATGCGTTAATGACGGATACGTTAATATCCGGAGCATTGTCGATCACACAGAAGTCATATTCTTCCTGTACCTGTCGCAGCGCATTTTTCAATCTTGTCTGCTGTGGTCTTACACGGTCCATGGTTACTTCCATGTTTGCTGTCAGAAGGTTAAGATTCGCTGTGATAATGTCAAGGTTTTCGTAATCTGTCTTCTGAATCAGGCTGGTCATGTCTGGCTTTCTCTCGACCATAATCCGGTCTATTCCGGGTCCTTCCTGTGTGCGGCGGTTCATTCCGCGTGAGCAGTCCCCCTGCTTGTCATTGTCTACCAGAAGGACTCTGTATCCTTTCTGGTTTAAGATATAGGCAATGTTGATGCTGGATGTGGTCTTTGCCACACCGCCTTTTAAGTTGATAACCGCAATTGTTCTCATAATTTTCCCCTTTTCTTTTATTTCTTTCTTCCTATGCTGCAGCCGTCACCGGCTTTTATTACTCTGCACATTCCATCTGTGCGTAAGCAATAATCTCTATCGTCAGCTTTTAGATGTATCTTGTATTCACATTCTTCGCAGAGCACGATGTTTTTATATTTGTTCATGAGTCGCATCGCCTGACTGTAGTCGAAAGAATTGATTTTGTTGTATTGATTTAAGACAGCATAATGAAATTTACTGTGTTCGCAATGCTCGTCGCGGTATCTCTGCAACTCTTCCTGATCTTTGATCTGTTCCGGATATTTGCAGATATGATCACAGATATATGTCGAAAACTCATTTATTATAGATTCCATGCCGTTTTCTTCTTTCTCTGTCTGCTCTGAGCATCCATTCTGGTTTCCCTGTAACTGGTTCGTCATCAAACCATATCCCTCCTTCCTGGTCTTGATAATATGTAAAACGGATGCCGGATTTAGTAATGGTACCCAGTTCTTGCATCGTTCGTGGGTCCTGATCCGGCTGTAAGCTCCAGCCTTTGCCCCATAGTTCTTTCACATTCACGCTTTTCCATCTCCTCTTGCAGCCACCCGGAATAACTGTGTTTCTCAGATTTTCCTGACAGTTTGTGTGCATCCGGAAGAGCATGGACGGCAGAGTATACACGCTGCCATTCTTCTGCGTTTTTAATCAGCTCTCCCTTACTGTCTTTCCAGCCGGATCCGGCCAGATCTTCCAGCTTCGCAATCCGACTACAAACATACGCATCCCTTGTGTGTACACAGATCTCGCAGGGTGTGGTCATACGTTCAAGAGCTTCGGCCAGCGTGGTCAGAATTGCCTGGTGCCAGGTTCCTTCGAGATGTCCGAAGCCTTCCCTGGTTCTTTCTTCGTTTTGTATCGATACTGAGAGGACGTAAGAACACTTTCTATCCGTGATTCCCTGATAGATGCTGCTGGTTTCTATGTAGATGTTCACTTTCAACTTCTCATCTCCTCTCAAATCTGTAATCGCTCTGTGGTTCTATCAATCCATCCTATGTCCGTGTGAGGATTCAGTCGAAACATTGTGTAGCGCCTGTACTTGTATCCGGTTTTTGGATTTATTCCTTCATAGATCCTGGCTATGTAGTAACCTTTTTTCGGTTTTGGTTCTTTTTGCCATCTCTGAAGCTTGTCCACATGTGGCTTCGGAAGAGGCATGTTTCTTGATGTGTTATAGCTTGCCTCTTTAATTCTCGGTTTTGCAAGTGTGCCGTCTTCCTTCTTTTCCTGTGTGTTTTCGTCTTTTGTTATGTAGCTGCTGAGCTTTGTGAAGTCTTCATCGTAATACTCGCTTTTCTTTATTGCGCATGTCCAGGTTCCGCCCTTATTCCAGGCTCTTTCTAAGATGCTGGCCGTGTCCCCGATTTCATTTACGATAATGTGAATATGCCAGGCTCCTTTTGTTCCTCTTTCTATGTTTCTGATCCAGAATAGTTCGAATCCTCTTTTTTTGTATTCTCTTCTCACTATGCGGATTGCTTTTTGAAAATCATTCAGAGCTTCTTTCATACTCCCAGGACGATTTCTCACCGGGTAGCTCCATGTAGCTAAAATGTCATTAAAACCGAAATACATGAGCATTCTCTGTCTGGCTTTCTTTGCTTTATTCATTGCATTGACCTTTTGCATATCTTCCTTAGTGGGAGTCTTCTTCTTTTCTCTCTTCTTACCTTTTGCTCCATACTTCCCATCGTGATATTCTTCTCGATCAATGATATCTCTATCTCGGAATGTGTATTCATTACGTCTCGTAGCCATATTTCTGTCCTAACTTTAATATCTTTATCAAGTCCTAAACGGGTCTTTCGGCCCTCGAAAAAAAGGTTAAAAATATGGCAGGTTCACTCCTGCCGGAATTGACATTTCGCCGCATGAGTGTTATACTTGTTGTATTGCAATTATCTCATGTGGCGAAAGCCAGGCTCATGTATTCCCGTACATGAGCTTATTTTTTTCTTAATGCTTCTGCGTATGCTCTTACAGCTGCTTCGGTTGTATTCTCATCGCCTTTCATGACCATTGTTTCGCAAATTGCTGCAATTTTGCTTTTTAATTTGTCGGCAACTTTGCACGCTTCCGTGTTACTATTGCGAAGTCCTCCTGCTGCAATTTCCAAGGCTGCGATTACGCACGGTACATCCCCATATGGAAGAGGTGTCACAACGTCCGCAATTTTATCGCACCACATTTGTATACGTTCCACGTACGCTTTGCCGGTTTCTTCTTCGCTTGTATTCATTACCTTTTCGATAAAATCTTTGTATCCATTAAAATCCTGCTTTAACATTTGTTTTTTCTCCTTTTCTTAATCGTTAATTCCTACAACATTTCTAACAATCACGCGAAATGCATCTGGGAATATGCTCCGGCGTGTGATCAGTAATCTAATGTATACTTTTGCCGGTTTTTCTTTTCCGAGGTAGATGATAGATTCATCTTCGGCAATTGCCTTAAGATCTGCATCCGGCAGGTTGGAATGATATCCTGCTGTTACCATGTACTCGTCCAGGTCACGTAGGCTAAATCATCCTTCCTGGACCTCTTCTGTGATTTCCTTGATTGTTTTCATTTAAGCTTGTCCTCCTGTCTCCGCCTTAACCGGCGGCTTTTCTTTCATAGTTCATATTAATCAGAAGTTCATCCGCTTTCTGTCTGATCAGGTGCTTGACTTCTTCCTCTGACATATCAGATGCTTTGTGATGAATTCCATTAATACGGATATTTCCTGTTACCAGTTTTATTTCCATTTCATCACCCCTCTTTTGTTATGTTATGTAATATGGTTGTACATGGTTCCTATCCTGCTTTCTTCTGGTTTAAATCAAAGAGTTTCTTCTGTTCCTAACAAATAATCAGGGGTGGTGTGCAGCGCATTTGCGATATTAGCAATGGTCGGTCCCAGAGGGGTACGGTTTCCACTGATAATATTTGACATGAATTTTTCTGTGATACCAGTTTTGGCAGCAAGTTCTCCCTGTGTCATTCCGTTTTGTTTTAACAGATCATTGATCTTGTTTCCTAAGTTATTATTGTTCATCTCAATAGGTGCTTTTTCTGTATCGCATATCTCAAGGCCAAATGTAAGAGGTATGTGATACAGAATACTTTCTGCTTCTTTGATGAGTTTCTGTGCTCTTTCTAAATCCTCTAATGCTTTTTCTTTTCCTTTTACTTCTATACGCATCACTTTTACTTCCTTTCTCCTATCCTGCTTTCTTCTGGTCTTTTCCCATAGTTCCACATACACCGATCATGACTCCCAGTACCATGCGCTGATCGCCTTCACTCAGATACGGTGCCATCTTGATAATGTTAGTGAGTGGATCGTCTGTGAGTTCGATTTTTGGAATAACCTGCTCTGTCATATTTCATTTCTCCTTTCTATTTTGTTTTCAAATTTATTCCTTTGTAACTAATTCCCAGTCATCGGCTAACAGATCATTGGCTGTCGGGTTCCAGCGTCTTGCAGGCTGCTGTTTTTCGTCTTTTGGAATAAGATAACAGCAGTCGCTGGAATCTGTCGGAAAGACTTTGAAACCAAAGTCGCTCAAACTGGTTCTTGTAATTGGTTTTTTCTCTTTCAGAGCTTTCTCTACTGCTTCATTGATTTTCATTGTTTTTTGCCCCTTCTTTGACCTGTCATCAGCATAGCCGGAGATAATCTCCGACTGGCGGTCATTGTTGACCGTTTTAGCTTGTACTTTTCTTTCTTCTCTCCTATACTTTAGCTATCAGTCTATGTCAAAGACTGAAAACTAAAGAAGGGAGGTATCTCAATTGTTTGTAAATATCTTTACTCTCGACAATACTCAGCTGGTCATTAATGTGTTATCCATAATGGCTTTTGTTATGTCCGCGCTCTTATCTATTAGCAAATTTTTGTCTGAACGCAGAAACATAAAAATTGTTATTTACGATTACGCTCAACCGCTTGGTACTGTTCAGTTCTTCATTCATTTTCAAAACATGGCGTCTTCCAATGTTTCAATACAATCCGTGTCGATCATTGAGAATGAACGCGAGTATCCATGCGAACTTATTCCAAAGAAAATTCGCGGAATTGGTTCTGAACTATTGAAATCTACAGAGTTCCCGATTTTTCTTTGTCCAGATCAAGGTTACTTATGTTTCCTTGAATTTGTATCCTGTCGAGATATTCAATTAGTTCCCGGAAAAAAGGTTGATTTACGAATTTATTCCAATCGTGGACTGATAAACAGATCCGTAACTCTTGGCAATACTTCACATTATTTGCATATCCGGCACTAATTTCCGCAATTCCCGGTTCCATAAAGAATCGGGAGTTTTTTATTTTTTTTATTTTGTTTTCACCTCGCTTTCTTTATTACCTGTGTTTACATTATACTTACCTCTGTTTATTTTGTCAATATATTTTTGTTACCCCTGTTAACTTTTTATATTGACATCCGAACTACAGGGTGTTATTCTGTAGTTAGTAATTAATAAGGAGGTGGGCGCATGACACAAGGTGAACGTGTAAAGTCTGTTCGAAAGAAAAAAGAACTTACATTAGAGAAATTCGGGGAACGACTAGGAGTTACCAAAACAGCAATTTCTTATGTGGAAAGCAATAAGCGAAATTTGACAGAACAGATGTTCAAATCTATTTGCCGTGAATTTAATGTCAATGAAGTGTGGCTCAGAACCGGCGAAGGCGGAGATGATAACATGTTCACAAAGGTAAGCGAAGATGATCGTTTTTCTCTTAATTTAGGAAAACTGTCTCAGAGCGACAACGAGTTCGCTAAGAACATGCTGAATGCTATCGCAGAAACAGATCCGGAAAAACTTAAGATCATAGAAGATTTTATGAAGGCTTGCCTTGGACTAAAATAAAAGGAGCCGGCCTAACGGCCAGCTCCGGTGATGGTGATCAGAACTAAGTAGATTCTCCTGAGAATGGAGCTCTCCTCAATCTGATTTACCATTTCCATAATTTTTTCTTTGTACTCTTGATTACTCATAGATATGTACCTCCATTTCTTTTTCTTGTATTTTAGAACAGCTTTTCTTCCCGTATTTCTGATACGAGAATTTGCTTTTCTATAAACAATACGAATGGAAAAAATATCTATCACACATTCAAGAGGTATCGTCCGGTGTGCCGGACACTTATTCATTTTTACTTATATTCCGACTCAAAGAGATCGGTAATATGCACTTTCAGTGCTTTTGCAAGCAGCTCCATATTGTCCAGCGTTGGTGAATGTTTTTCGTTCATGATGTCGCTGATCGTAGATCTGGGAATCCCGGACATGATTGAGAGCTGCCGCACTGAAATGTTTTTGCTGTACATGATTTCATCTAATAATATCTTCATGTCACTATTTTTAGCAGAAACTTTTTTATTATACTCAAAAGGAGGTCTCTTTTATGAAAAAGAAATTGATTGCTTTATTACTCTGCGGTGCAATGGTTTTAGCTCCATCTACCGCATATGCTTCTGACTCTATGTCTCTTGAGGAATTACAGGAAGCATACAAGGAGCTTGAAAAAGCCTATAACAAGGAAATTGGAAAAGCAGATAAAAAAGATAGCCCTAAAGCTTCAAAAGATACTATGACTGAACATTTTGAAGCCGATCTCAGTGCCGGAAACTACATTGCAGGAAAAGACATTCCTGTCGGTACTTATAATTTTACCGCTACTTCCGGAAATGGAAATGTTTCCTCTACTAACTTATACAGTGGCGGTATCAATTCCATAATGGGAACACCTGCAGATGATTATACTCAGGAAACTTATAATAACGTTTCTCTAGATGATGATGTAGTTCTGTCCTTGGGCGGTGATGTAGTTTTACATATCGTTTCTGAAAACGCTTCTCTGTCTACTATGCAGGCGCGTGTTGTTCCAGACGATGCTCAAACTATTGACTTGTCTTCCGGAAACTATACAGCCGGAACTGATTTTCCTGCCGGAACATATAATGTAGTTGCTACTGCTGGAAATGGTAATGTTTCTTCTGACAATTTATATGATGGTGGAATCAACGAAATTATGGGAACTGACGGTTCCGCTTATACTGTTCAGTCATTTAACAATGTTGCTCTTGACGATGGCGTTGTCTTGACTGTGGCTAATGTTTCAGTACAGCTCGTCCCTGTTGGTGAATAAGAATTAATAAAATAAAACCGCCCTTGCTGGTAACAAGGACGGCGATCAGGACCTCCGAAGAGATCTCATTCTTTTGGCAAAGATATTGTATCATCTTCGGAGACAGCACGCAAGTCAAATTTTGTGTGCTGTTATTTTTGTACCCAAAATTACATATTTTATAAAACCGAGGTGATATTTATGAGTAGTAAGGTAGCGGCTC